TCGTCCCAGCCCGGCTCGGACCATTGGACGCCGAAGGGATTCGGCCGGCCGACGCGGTCGCGCAAAATGCGGACGCCTCGGGTGGATCCTTGGTTCGCGTTTTTAGTCGCCCCGCGATCGCGTTTGGTTCGCGTTTGCATGTGTCAAGCAGTGCCACGGAGTGCCAACCAGTTACAAGCCTACACTCTGAAACCGCCTCCCGCACCCCCACCCCGAAAGGCGATGGTGGAGCAAATCGGGATGCGACTTGCGGGGCTACGGGTGAGCGGTTCGCGTTTGGCACGGGAGGTGCGGCATGAATTCGGCCTCTTTTTCCCCTTCTTCGGTGCTCAAATTAGACGCCGAAAACAACTTTGCCACCGTCTGCGCGTGGTGTCCTTCGAAAAAAGAGGGCGACGCTTACGCTGAAAACGCCGGCTTTACCGTATCTCACGGGATCTGCCCGGCATGTCACAAGGTGTTTTTTGGCGAGGCGCCGCCTCGTCTTTCGTGCGCGGTAAGTAGCGCGACGGCCGGGAGAGACCGGCACATTTCCGACAAGCAGATCGCCGTGGCCGAGGTCGGCGCCATCGTCGGCCTCGCGGATCAGGAAATAATGCGCCATTTCGTGGCGCTTTGTTTCCGCCCAGGCTACGATTTTGAACAGCTGCCGAGCGGTATGGTGCTGCGGCGGGCGGTGTTGCCGGAGTTGGTCGGCGAGCTCGCGGTGTCGGGGCGCACGGGCGCGGCGGCTCGGCTGATGCAGTGGCTAACCACTGCGGGCGGCGCAGAGCCGGCGGAGAAGGTTTATGGCGCGCCCTTGGCGGCGCGGCCGGCGCGAGCGCCGTGGTATGCGAAAGGGGTGATGGCATGATCGGGCGCGCTTTTATCTACGGCGGCGCGGCGGTGGCGATATTGTGCGCGCTGGCGGCGTTGGCCATCGTGGGCTGGGTCTGCTGCGCGGCGATTTCTTACCTGCGCGAGCGGCGGCGGGCGCACTTGGCGAAAGTTTTTGATCCGATCCGCAACTGGCGCGGAGGTCGATTATGAGCGCGCACGATACCGATGCGGCGCTGCTGCTCCACGAGCGTCATGTCCACGCCGTGCTCGCCCGGGTGCACCGGCAAAACGGCCACGCCGCGGTGCCGGCGCCGGCGCCGTTGCCGTTTGAGGAGTTGCTCAACCGCGAATCGGGCGCGGATGAACGTGCGGAGATTATTGCCGCAAAGGAGGAAGCCGTGATGCAGTTTTTGAGCGTGCTTTGGAGCGTGGGGCCGGACCCGCGGCCGGTCATGAAGCGCTTGTGCGCATTTACCCGCATGATGCGGCCGGATCTGGTGCTGGGGATGAACCGCACGCAGATGGCGGCGCTGCTCGGCGACAAGGGCCGGGCCACGCACACTGCCCGGGAGCACAAGATCCAAGAGGAGATGCGGGTGCGCGGTGGCTTTCGCCAGATCACGATGCCCGACCAGAAGAGCGCCACGGCGCGGGAGAAGTCGGCCCGCCAAGCGCGGGGCAATCGCAACCGCTGCGGCGGGACACGGAAGCAGGCTGCGGCCTAAAAATTTAACCTATGAAATCCAATTCCATCGCCTCGCTGAAAGTGAAAAAGGTGGCCGTCGATCTGATCGATGAGTCGCCGCTCAATCCTCGGAAGCATTTTACAAAACTGCCGGAGCTCGCCGAATCGTTGCGCGTCGGGCAGATCGAGCCGCTGCTCGTGCGCTCGCATCCGACCGAGGCGGGCCGCTACGAGCTCGCCAACGGTGCCCGGCGGCTGCGGGCGGCGCGGCTCGGCGGGATCGAGTCGCTGGCGGTGCGCGTCGCTCCGCTCACGGATGCCGAGATGTTCGACATCATCCTCGGCACCGGCGCGGTGGGCAATGTGGACTCGCTCACCCCGTTTGAGGAGGCCGAGGGCTATGCCGCGGCCATGGCCAAGCTGCAGCTCACCCTCGAGGGGTGCGCCAAAAAGTTTGGGCGCTCGGTGACGCATGTGCAGCAGCGTCGGTCGCTGCTCGCGGTGCCGGCGGAGCTGCGCCGGGCGGTGGAAGAGCAGCAGGCGGGGGCCTCGATCGCGGCGATGGTCGCGCGGATCCCGGGCGCCGAAAACCAAAAGCGGGCGGTGGCGGCGATTCTCCACCCGGTCGAGACGATGGGGCCGCTCTCGACGCGGGCGGCGGCGCAGTGGATCGAGGCGCACACGATGACGAGCCTGAGCCTGGCGGAGTTTGACCGCAAAGCGGCGGACGTGGTGCCGGGCGTGCCGGCGTGTGAGGTGTGTCCGCTGCGCTCGGGCAACAACCTTGATCTCGCGGCCGAGGGCGTGAAGCTCGCCGGCAAGGCGCAGCAGATGTGTATGCAGCCGGAGTGTTTTGCCAAAAAACAGGCGGCCGGGCGGGCGGCGAAGATCGCCAAGGAGCAGGCCGCGGGGCATCTGGTGCTGAGCGAGGAGGAAAACGCGGCGGTGTTCCCCGCTGATCAAGAAGGGATCTATTGGGCGTCCGACTACGTGGAGCTCAACTGCCAGCCGGCGTTCGACATGATCAAGCCCGAGGTGGCGAGCGTGCCGACGTGGAAGAAGCTGGTCGAGGGCGAGGCCGCGACGGTGCAGGTGCACGTGGGCTTTGACCAAAACGGGCGCACGGTGGATCTCGTAAAGCGGGCCGAGGCGCTGGCGGCCGTGGTGGCGAATGAGGAGCACGCGATCTTCCGGCCCGAGGTGATCAAACAAGTGGGCGTGCCGGCGGCGAAGGTGGCGAAGGGCGCGAAGGGCGAAAAGGAGGGCTCGATCGTGGCCGGCGAGAAGCAGCGCACGGCGGAGGATCGGGCCTCGGCCAAGGCGACGCTGGCCCGGGAGATCGCGGCGGCGAAGTGGCTGACAGAGCTCCAAGCGGTGCTCGAAAAGCCCTACCCGATCCGGCAGACGGCGATGGTGGAGAGCTATGTGTTTTGGGCGTTGCTCTTCGATTTGCAGCTGGAGGCGCTCACGGATGCCGATCTGGAGTTTCTAAAAAGCGTGGGGATCGCGTGGTATGAGCCGGAGGAAGGCGCGATCCGCGAGCAGTTCAAAGTGTTCGCCGGAGGCTTTCAAGCGCGGGAGCTGGCCGCGCTGGTGGCGATCATGCAACTCACGCCGCGCGTGCGCGCCGAGGGCACGGAGAGCGCGCTGGTGCGCGAGTGGCACGATCAGCTGATGGGCGCGGAACGGGATGCGGCGGCGGATGCGGCGGCGCTGGCGGATGAAGAGGCTTTGAACGAGGGACCACGATGAGCACCAAAACATCCAAAGGCCCGCAAATGAGCACGCAACCGACCGAGGCGCACCGGAAGCTATGGACCGCGCTTTACAACTTGGCGCACAGAGAAATCTTTGAGGACTACGCCGAATCATCAGAAGGTCCGGCAACGCAGTTGATAGCCGACTCCGAGGCGCGGGCGGTGGAGGCGGCGATGCGAGACACGCCGTGGGCCGCTAACTACATGGACATGGAGCGCAACCTCACCGCCGAACGCGAGCGAGTGCGCCTGCTAAGTGAACACGGCATTGAAGCCCTAATGGTCGCGCGATCTTGGCAAATGGTATGGGGCGACAAACTCTCGCCCGACTCGGTAGCGATTTTCACAAAACATGAGCAGGCGTTTCTTGCCGCCCTCGCCGCGACGGAGGAAAAACCATGAACCCACTTGACCAACCCACGCCCCACGCGGGCACACCCGAATGGCCCAAGCCGTTTGCTGGCACGCCCACGCCTACCCTTGCGCCGACGCCGAGGGCTCAAAAGCAGCTACTCCCGATCAATAGCCACACGCTACCCGGCGACGTAGTTTATGCTGACTTCGCCCGCACCCTCGAACGCGAACTCGCCGCCGCGAAGGAGGAACGCGACCTCAACATCACTCGTGTCGCGTCAATCCTTTGGTCTGGCGCAATTGATAAGCACACCTGCGGCGACGTGCAGAAGTGGGCCGACGATTACACCGCCGAACTTACCCGCCTCCGCGCCGAGGTGGAGCGGTGGCAAGGTACTGCCGCCACGATGTCGCAGGAACGCGAGCACAACGCCAACGCAGCGTCACGCCTCCGCGCCCAGCTTGCGGCCATCGAAGAGGATGGGACTGAAGAGCATAATGCTGCCGTGGGTCTTCGGCAAAAATTGGTTGCTGCATTAGCCCGCGCCGAGAAAGCCGAGGCTGAACGGGCCGCGCTCGCCAAGGACAAGGCGCGGCTGGATTGGATGCTTGAAAACGTGGGTAAGCACTACTCGCCGATGTGCCACGACCGCGCCGCCATCGACGCCTTTCTTTGACAGGCTGAGACACTCACCCATGCACACGAGCGACACGAGCGGACAGGGCGGAGCTTCCGCGACTCCCAAGGCGCGGCTTTCCGTGGAGGAGCGGGCGGCGCGCTACGTCGCCAAGCTCGACGGCGCGGTCAAGGGGCAGAGCGGGCACGCCACCGGCTTCTATGTCGCGTGTGTGCTCGTCCAGGGCTTTGCGCTCTCGCCCGAGGCGGCCGAGGGGATTTTTCGCGATTACAACGCCCGGTGCTCGCCGCCGTTTTCCGAGGACGATCTGCGGCGGAAGCTAACCTCGGCGGAGAAGGCGGCGGGCTTGCAGACGAAGGCCGGCGTGCTCCCGCGGGGCTGCTTGCGCGATGCGGGCGGGAATTTCTCGGCGCGCTCGGAGGTGGGCCGGCCGATCGAGACGGATGCGGCGGGGCATCGCGTGGAGCCGCGGGCGCGGCCGGTGGCCCAGATCGACCGGCCGGGCTTTGATCCGCAAAAACTCAAGGACATGGCGGGCTCGTGGAGTGGCACGGTCGATCTGGTGTGGCTGGCGAATCGTTCGTCGCTGGATCCGGCGCAGGTGACGGCGAGCGGATTCTTGCAGGCGCTCTATCCGGCCGGGGAAAAGGTCGTCGTCTTCTCGGTTTATAAGTCGCAGGGCCAAGCGATCTGGCCGGCGGACAAGGTGCCCACGGAGGGCGCGGAGGGCGTGTGGTTTCTCGCGCAGCCGGTCGATGGCAAGGTGCATCCGAATCCGCGCAGCCTGGACGCGAAGACGGGGCAGCCAAAGATGAGCCGGCGGAGTGAGGAGAGTGTGACGGCTTTCCGCTACATCGTCTTAGAAAGCGATGTGAGCGACATGCGCGACTGGCTGGGGCTGCTGGTGCAGTTGCCGCTACGGATCGAGGCGATTTACACGAGCGGCGGGCGGTCGATCCATGCGCTGATGCGGGTGGACTGCGCGACGCGGGGCGCGTGGGATGAGGAGCGCAAGGCGCTCGCGCCGGTGCTCAACCTGCTGCACATCGGCGGCAATGATGCGGGGGCGCTCTCGTGTGTGCGGCTCACGCGGCTGCCGGGTGCGCTGCGGCTGGGGAAGACGGATGACGCGGGGAATTATCGGCGTTTTGAACAGCCGAAGCTCCAGAAGCTGCTTTATCTGCGGCCGGGTGCGCCGGTGCGGGCGATCAAGGATCTGGCGCCGGTGCGCGATGTCGAGGCGATGTGGGCCGGCGTGGCGGCAACGGGGATCGCTGAGAGCGACGACGGGCGCGGCCAACGCTGGATCGAGGGCGGGCTGGGGTATTATGCGAACGTGTCGGCGCGGCTGCGGGCGGCGCGGGATGAGTTCCGCGCGGGGCTGGTGCGGCGAGGGATGGCGGAGAGCGTTTGACTAACTTTCTATTTTCATGAGCGAACAATCTGAGGCGGCGAACAAAGTGGCGCGGGCGATGGCGGGCGGGCTCGTCGATGTGGCGAGCGTGGGCGCGGTCGAGGCCGTGGTCGCCGAGGTGCCGAAGGTGGGGCCGTTTGTCCGCCTGCCGGCGGAGAACTACCTCATGAGTCGCACGGCGAAGGAGATGGGCGCGATCTTGCGGACGAATGGGATTTATCGGCGCGACGAGAAGGTCGTCACGATCGATGCGCGCAAGGCGGGCTGGCGGCTGATGGAGCCGCGGCGGTTCCAGACGTACGTGGAAAACTACATGGTGCCGGCCAAGTTCAAGATGGTCGAGGGCGAGCCGCAATGGAGGCCCAACACGATGAGCGCGGATACGGCGGCGGGGATCTTGCAGAGTCCGGCGTTTCTGGAGCAGCAGCGGGAGCTGGTGCGCGTCAATACGGTGCCGCTGCCGGTGATGCGCGAGGATGGGCGGATCGATCTGCTGGCCGAGGGCTACGATGCGGCGGCGCGGATCTTCACGCTGCCGAGCGGGATCAAGGTGCGGGCGGATATGCCGCTGGATGAGGCCGTGGCGTCGATCAAGTCGCTGTATGCGGAGTTCCCGTTCAACGATCTCAAGGAGGACGGGACGAGCCGCAATCTGGCGGTGTGCGTGGCGGCGATGCTCTCGATGTTTGGCGTGGGGCTGCTGGGGCCGCTCACGTCGCGGATGCACTTCGTCTATGGGGCCAACGCGGTGGGCTCGGGGAAGTCGCTGCTCGCAAAGCTGGCGATCGTGCCGGTGGCGGGCGCGGCGCGGGTGCGCGTGAAGGGCGAGAATTCGGAAGAGTTGCGCAAGGAGCTGAGCAGCGCGGCGCTGGATGGTGATGCGTACTTCTTCCTCGATGACTTGGACGGTATGCTGAAATCGCAAGAGCTCAACGCGTTCATGACTAGCGCGACGATGAGCGGGCGGATGCTCGGCGGGCTCTCGGGCTTCACGGCGGAGAAGCAATGCGTGGTGTTTATCACGGGAAACAATTTGAAACTGAGCCAAGACATCGCGCGGCGGGTGCTGCGGGTGTCGCTGTATAGCGAGGCGTTCGACGTGCAGGAGCGTGCGGTCAAGCGGCCGATCGATGAGGAGTGGCTCTGCCGGCCCGAGGTGCGCGGCGATGTGCTGGGGGCGTTGTGGGCGCTCATACGTGAGTGGGACAAGGCGGGGCGGCCCAAGGGCGGGCGGTCGCTGCGGGGCTTCGAGAAGTGGTGTGAGGTGTTTGGCGGGATCGTGGCGCACGCGGGCTTCGGCGATCCGTGCGAGGCTCCGCCGGTGGATGACAACTCGGGCAGCAACGAGATCAGCGACATGCTCGCGCTCGTCGAGCTGCTGCATGGGAAGATGCAGGAAAAGATCGATGAGCGCGGGGCGGCGGCGCCGGAGCGGCGCAAGGAGTTCACCTTCCAAGAGCTGGTCGACGCGTGCCAGGAGAACGACTGTTTCTCGTGGGCCATGGAGGGGACGTGGAAGCGCGACAAGGACAGCGCTGAGGAGTGGCTGGAGCTGAACCAGAAGAGCAAGAGCGCGCTCGGTCGGATGTTCTCCGAGAAGTTCGGGGGGCAGGTGATGCGGCTGCGCACGGGGGCCCGGGTGCGTTTCGGGCAGAGGGGGCGCAACCGTCACCGGAAGTATATCGTCGAGGAGGTGGAGGCCGAGGGGAAGAAGTAGCAGGGATGGGGGGTGTGAGCCGCCAGCGGTGCCACGAGGCACGCTGGCGGCTTTTTTGCGTGCCGGGGGGGGGGGTGGCGTGCTGATCCCCCCGCCCTCACTCTTCACCCGCCCGGGGTCCGGCGGTGCGGCGGGAGCCGCATCTCCGCCGGGGTGCACCTATACCCTCGGGAGGACTAGGTGCGCGGTCTGCGGACGCTTGCGGGGTCGCTTTTGGGTGGGTTTGCCCGGCGTTTCCCGCGCCCTTCTTCTTTGTTTTGTCGTTCACCTATACCCAAAGGCACCTTCTGAGCCTTCACCTAGTCCCTCGTAAAGCGCGATTGCTGAACGCTCTGCCTTCACTGGGTTACTCTGGGTTACTCTGGGTTGATATGTTGGAGTATATTTGGAGAGAGAGAGAGAGCTTAGAGCGCGGGGTAGTATCATCCTACGTCTGCCCTCGTCACCCCGACGACCCCCGGCATAAGGAATCTTTTTACCCGCCCACCCCTCTTGGTACGGTTTCAACGTCTCTTGGCCTAGTTTTATGCACAGCCCCCGAAATCTTGTTTGCACTTTTGACACGGCCCCGGGTGGAAGTGAGCAATGTCCAGCCAGCCGAAAGCTGCCCCGCGCCGCCTCTGGCGCTGGGCTCCGAGTCGCCGCCCGTGAAACGCACGCGCGCCGGCTACCTGCATCCGCTCATCGATGGTTGCCCGTATGAAGCGACCTACTCGCGGAAAGTCCGCGTGATCAAAGGCTGGCGCGCCGATGGTGCGGCGCGCACTCCGCCGGATCTCCCGCCGCTCGACGATCCCGAGGCGATGGTCGATTGGTGGCAACGCGTGAAGGTCAACACCGTGCCCACCGCGCTCCTCACGGCCCGCGCCGATGCGATCTCCCGCCGCACGCCCGCCGCGCCCACCGCTCCGGCCCTCGCCGCCCTACCGCCCGCCGGCCCGGCCGTCGCCCAGGCTCGCGCCACGATTACCGACTTCGAAAGCGTCGAGGCCCTCGATCTGCCCTCGGCGATCCTCCGCCAGCAGCGCGTCCTCAGCGTGCTCCAGCGCGACTATGAGAACGCTATCTGTTCGCCCGCGACCGACGAGTCCACGCTCACCCTCCGCGCCGGCCGCGTCGACAAGTGCCTCGAGCGCCTTCACCAGCTCCAGAAGACCCTCACCGAGTCCCAGCTCAAAAACGGCGACCTCCTCCCCCGCGGCGCCGTCCGCGACGAGCTCGCCCCGCTCTTCGAAAACCTCGCCGGCTCCCTCATCACCGATCTCGCCGACCGCTTCGGCATCGAACGCGCCCGCGCCACGGAGTTCGTCGACAACTGGTTCCGCCACCTGCGCGAGTCTCGCCTCTGCACCGAGACCTTGCCCGCGCCCGCGGCGGCTGCGGCCTGATCCCGCCCCGCGCCCCATGTCCAGCGTCTCCCAACCCCTCCTCCTCGACCTCCCGCCCTCGCACGCGCCCGCGCCCGCGCGCGTCCCAGCGCCGACCGCCGCCGCGCCCACGCGCCACGCCATCCCCGTCCCCGCGCCCCGCGCCCTCTCCGGCCTCGGCCTGCGCGCCTGGCTCATCACCGAGTGCTTCCTCCCCGCTTTCCGCGCCCTCGTCGCCACCATCTCCGTCTGGCGCTGGGCGGATAAAAACGTCACGCTCCACGGCGCCGGCACCGGCCGCGGCGGTCCTTACAACTCCGCCCGCACCCCGTGGGTCCGCCAGTTCACCGAGACCTTCACCGATCCCGCGTGGCGCGAGGATCACGTGATCAAGTGCTCGCGCTCCGGCTTCACCGAGGCCGCGCTCTGCATCATCCGCTTCATGCCGGACCACGCGCCCGGCCCCGTCCACCTCGCCCTCGACTCCGCCAAGGCCGCCACCGACGTCAACCGCGAGCGCCTCATCCCCACCCTCCGCCGGCACTTCGCCCGCGAGGATACCGATGACAACGACATCACCGCCCGCGTCGTCCGCCTGCGCAACATGGTGATTCGCGTCACCGGCTCCTACACCGAGGGCGCTTTCCGCCAGCACGGCAACCGCCTCGTCATTCTCGACGAGGTCGAGGTGGTCAACGAGATCGACGGCGTCGGCACCCTCCACGACCTCGGCCGCTCCCGCATCCGCGGCGTCGACGGCGCGCGCCTCCTCTCCATGTCGAAGCCCGTCCGATGGGGCTCCGCCCACCACTGCGAAGTCGTCACCGGTACCCTTTCCGTCAACCTCGTCCCCTGCCCTCACTGCGGCACCTACCAAGAGCTCACCGTCGACGGCCGCTCCCTCATCGACCAGCTCCGCATCGACAAGCCCCTCCGCCCCGGCCAGCCTCCGCTCTCGCCCCGCCTCACCTATTCCGGCGCGCCCCTCGGCCGTCTCGATTTCTCCACCGCCAAGCTCCTCGACGGCTCGTGGGATCTCCCCGCCATCGAGCGCGACACCGTTTATCTCTGCGTGTCCGGCTGCCGGATCCAGCAAGACGCCCCGCTTCCCCCCGAGTCCCTCCCCTTCATGAGCGACGAGGTGCGCGAGGCCCACGCCTCCGGCCGCGCCTTCACCTGCAAGCAGGCCATGACCCTCTCCGCCCGCTGGCTTCCCACCAATCCCCGCCCCATCCCCCGCAAACGCTCCCGCCACATCTCCGACCTCCACTCGCTCGACGCCGACATGACGTGGGGCATCTTCGCCCGAATCTGGATCGGCGCGCAGTCCGATCCCTCCCGCGTCAAGACCGCCCTCAACGAACACTTCGGCCTCCCCGCCCGCGAGAAAGCCGCCGAGATCGGCGAGGAACACATCCTCGAGCTCCGCGCGCCCTACCGCCGCGGCACCATCCCTTTCCGCCCCGACATCATCGTGACCAGCGCCGACACCCAAGACGCCTACTGGAAACACGTCACCGTCGCCGCCCGCCTTGATTCTACCGGCCAACACTACGCCGAGATCGCCGTCGTCTCGTGGGGCATCGCCACCTCCAAGCCCGAGCTCATCGCCCTCCTCTCCACGCCCCTCGGCTACTTCCCGCCCGAGGGCGACTGCGAGACCTACCACAGCCTCGGCGGCCTCGTCGACGCCGGCGGCCATCGCAAGGATGAGGTCTACGAGCTGCACTACGAATCTGCCGGCCGCTACTTCGCCAGCTACGGCCGCGGCGGCGCCGCCCTCGTCACGCCCACCTGGTCCCGCCAGATCGAGTGGCGCCTCCAGACGCTCACGATCTACATGTACCACGACGACGCGTGGAAACGCCGCCTTTACCTCGGCTCCATCGCCCGCGCCCGCGAGATCAAGCGCTGCCTCGCCGATGGCTACGATCCCGAGGCCCGCCAGCTCCAGCCCCTCATCCGCACCCCCGGCGTCGAGCGCGACAAACTCCTCGCCCAATTCGAAACCGAGCTCCAAGGCGAGCGCCTCAACGAAGAAGGCGAATGGGAGCGCGTCCCCGGCACGCACAACGATTTCGGCGACGCCCTCAAGACCGCCCGCATCTCCCTCGAGCTGCAGCTCCCCCGCGTCCGCGCCCAATGGCTCGCCCGCCGCACCGAAGCCGAGAAAGCCAAAGCCAACCCCACCACTCCATGAACCACATCACCCTCACCGGCCACCTCGGCCGCCAAGCCGTCCTCCGCACCGTCACGCTGCCCAAAGGCCCGCGCGACGTCCTCAACTTTTCTCTCGCCGTCCGCACCGGCTGGGGCGAGGCCGAGAAAACGCTCTGGTATGATTGCAGCCTCTGGGGCGACCGCGCCGCCAAGCTCGCGCCCTATCTGCTCAAAGGCACCCGCGTCCTCCTCACCGGCTCGCCCGATGTCCGCCTCTTTCAAAAGCAAGACGGCACCACGTCCGCTGCGATCACCGTCGCCGTCGACGACGTCGAGTTCATCGGCGACAAGCCCAAGCCCACCACCGATCCCACCCCCGCGCCCGCCGCCCCCGAGCCCGCCGACGTCCCGTATTAAATCCCGAAAAACCCGCCCCGCGATTGACACCCGCCAACCCACGACCGTCCCCCTGACATAGCGGCCGACGCCTGCCGTGCGCTGGAGGGGGCGCGGTCCTGGGAACAAGCCAGCGCAGATCATTCGGTCGGCAGGTGCCCGCCGCAAAGTTCGTCCGCACCTCTCGAAAGCCCGGCCTCACCGCCGGGCTTTCCCGTTTCCCCCTTCCGTGTGTTCCGTGTGTTCCGTGGGCCTTCTCCGGCATCCGTGTCCCTCCGTGTCCATCCGTGGTTAAAAACCCCCGGCGATTGACACCGCGCCCGCGTTTATGGACTCCGCTGCCCGCATCGCGACCGCGACCCGCTACCTTCGCCGCAAATACACGGGCGATGTCGACGGCCTGCGCCGCCTCGCCGATACCGTGGCCACCACCGGCGGCGCCTTCGAGTCCGTCACGATCACCGGCCAAGGCTTCGAAGGCGGCCAGGCATCCGGCGCGCTCACCTTTGAGCCCATGGCCTACCTCACCGCCATCGAGGGCCTCATCCTGGAGCTCGACCCCACCGGCACCCCGGCCGGCCCCGCCCCGTCCCGCCTCGCCGATTTCTCCGCCGGATTTTTGGAAACCTGATCCGCCCTCACCATGTCCCGCTCCCGCCACCACCGCCGCGCCGCCGCCCGCGCCCTCACCGCGCTCACCCCGTCCATCCCCGCGCCCAGCGCCGGCCTCGGCCCCGGCTTCAACAACGGCACCGGCTACACCAACGGCCACCAAGGCGCGGCCAATTCCCGCAATCGCGGCTACGTCTATTTTCCCGAGCTCGATACCCGCCGCGAGATCAGCAGCTACACCCGCACCGAGCTGCTGCGCAAAGCCCGCTTTCTCTACGCCAACCACGGCATTGCCAAGCGCGTCATCAACGGCCTCGCCCGCATGGTCGCCGGCACCGGCCTCGCCCCGCAAGCCGCCACCAAGGACAAAGCGTGGAACGCTCTCGCCGAAAAAGAATTTGCCCAGCGCGCCGAGTCGCCCTTCGTCTTCGACGTCGGCGGCCGGTACGATTTTTACAAATCGCAGCAGGCTCTCATGCGCTTCCGCTTCCGCGATGGCGACGCCTCCGCCGTCCTCACCGAGAGCGCCGCCGGCCTCGGTCGCCTCGCCTTCTACGAGTCCCACCAGATCGGCAACGCCACCTTCTCCGGCGCCGGCTCCGGTTTTAACTTTGACCAAAGCCTCTGGCGCGACGGCGTCCGCCACGACGCGCAAAACGCCGCCATCCAATACCGCTACCTCGGCGACGAAAACAAGTTCACCGATGTCGCCGCCCGCGACGTCATCTTCTTCGCCGACTACGAGCGCGCCGGCCAGTCCCGCGGCCTCACCGTCCTCGCCCACGCCATCAACAACCTGCTCGATACCGCCGAGATCACCGGCTACATCAAGAGCGGCGTTAAGCTCAGCAACCAATACGGCTATTGGATCGAGAAAGCCGCCGGCACGACCAACGCCGGCAAGTTCGAATCGCTCGGCTCCGGCGTCACGGAGACCGTCGCCGTCTCCGACACCCAAAACGTCACCCTCGAGAAAGTCTACGGCGGCGGCCAGATCCCCGACCTCAAGCCCGGCGAGTCCCTCAAGTTCAACAGCGCCAGCCACCCGCACCCCAACCAGCTCACCCTCCTCGAATTCCTGATCCGCGACATCGCGTGGGGCGTCGGCGTCTCGCCCGAGCTGCTTTGGAACATTGCCGCCCTCGGCGGGGCAAACACCCGCTTCGTCCTCGCCGATGCCCAAGGCTGGATCGAGGAGCAGCAAGCCGATCTCGTCCGCCTGTACTGCCAACGCGTCTGGACGTACTTTATCGCCAAGAGCCTCAAGGCCGGCCGCCTGCCCAAGTGCCAAGACGCCGAGTGGTGGAACTGCAACTGGATCACCCCGCCCCGCCTCACCGTCGACTTCGGCCGCGAAGGCCAGCTCCACCTTGATCAGTTAAAAATGGGCGTCATCACCTACTCCCGCCTGCTCGGCTGGCAGGGGCAGGATTTTGAGACCCACACCGACAAGTGGCTCGACGAGCTCGCCTACGTGAAGAGCGGCCTCGCCGCCCGCGGCCTCGATTGGGCCGACCTCGCCCAGTGGCGCAACCCGCAGATTCAGCCGCAATTCTCCGCCGGTAGTAGCGGGACCGATACGCTCCCCACGGATCCCACGCAGGCCAACGCCGCGCTCGCCGATCTCCTCCGCGATCCCGCCCAGGCCAGCGCCTACCTCGCCCGCCTCCGCGCCCAGCCCGAAGCCGCCTGAGTTATCCGCGCCTACAACTCCCGCCAAAAATCACCATGAAACCCGCCCACGCCCAGCGCATCGTCGCCGATCTCCTCTGCAACCCCGTCTCGATGCGCTCGGCCGAGCACTTCGCCACGGTGCTCGCCCTCTCCATGCCCGCGCCCACCGCCGGCATGATGCACGACGCCGATGATGACGAGGGCATGATGCCCTGGGAAAAGCCCCTTTACTCCGTCGCCGATGGCATCGCCCACGTCCCCGTGCGCGGCCCCATCGTCAAAGGTTACGACGCCATGACCTGCTGGTATTACGGCCTCATGAGCACCGATGCGCTTGCGGTCGCCCTCGATGAGCTCGCCGAGCGCGAGGATGTCGCCGCCGTTGTTTTTGATTTCAACAGCCCCGGCGGATCCTCGGCCGGTATGCCGGAAGTCGCCGAGCAGATCGCCGCCCTCGGCCAGATCAAGGCCACCATCGCCTACGTCGGCGATCAAGCCTGCTCCAACGGCTACCGCCTCGCCGCCGCGTGCGACATCATCCTCACCACCCGGTCCGCCACGCTCGGCTGCATCGGCACCTACATCGCGCTCTACGACCGCACCGAGCAGCTCAAAGCCGCCGGCATCAAGCTCGAGCTCTTCGCCGCCGGCGCGTATAAAGGCATGGGCCTCGACGGCAACCCGCTCACCGATCCCCAGCGCGCCTACCTCCAAGCGACCACCGACCGCTCCAACGACATGTTCGTTGATTTCGTCCTGGAGCGCCGCGGCGCCATCGCCCCCGAGACGATGCAAGGCCAATGGTTCGACGGCGAGCAAGCCGTGGAGCTCGGCCTCGCCGATCAGATCGTCACCGGCCTGCCCGCCGTGCTCGCCGCGCTCCGCCCGCACATCCCCGCCTCAGTCGCTCCCCGTCCGTCCGCGCCCCTCGCCTCGCCCGCCGCCGCCGCCGCACCCGCGCTGGCCGCTGCGCCCGCGCCCGCCGCCGCCGCCCCCACCTTCCACATCACGCTCCCCGCGATGTCCTTCGCCGCGCCGCAAGTCACGGTGGCCCCCGCCGCCGTTAACGTCACCGTGGATTCCCGCCTAGAAAAAGACTCCATCCAAGTCTCCCAAAGCCAATCCGGCGGCGCCAAAAAGATCCTGACCGATGCCAACGGCGCGATCACCGGCATCGAGCCCACCTAACTTTCCGTGTATTCCGTGTATTCCGTGGGCCCCTCATAAAAATCCCCGCCATGGCCACCCGCACCGCCATCAGCACGCGAGACGCGCAGCTCGACCTCGCCACCGCGCTCCTCGCCGGCGGCACGCTCCGCATCTATTCGGGCGCGCAGCCCGCCGGCCCCGATGTCGCCGCCACCGGCGACCACCTCGTCACCCTCGGCCTCTCCACGCCCGCCTTCGCCGCGGCCTCCGCCGGCAGCGCCACCGCCGCTACGATCTCCCCCGGCACCGTGCTCGTCAACGGCACCGCCGGCTGGTTCCGGCTTTTCTCCTCCGGCGGCGACGCGATTTACGACGGCGCGATCACTGCCGGTGGCGACGGCGGCGAGATTGAATTCGACTCCCTCACCTTTACCGCGGGCGCCCAAGTCGCCCTCGATGCCCTCACCCTCACGCTTCCTCTCTAAAAAAACAACCACACCACCATGAGCATGTCCAACGCGGCCGAGGCCGCTCTCCTCGATCTCCTTTTCCTCAACACCGACTGGGCCAACATCGGCGACGCCGGCGGCCTGCAAAACAGCGCCGCGGCCGGCAGCTTCCACGTGGCCCTGCACACCGCCGATCCCGGCGAGGCCGGCACGCAAGCGACGAACGAGGTCGCCTACACCGGCTACGCCCGCGTCGCCGTGGCCCGCTCCGGCTCCGGTTGGTCGCGCTCGGTCTCCACGATCTCCAACGTCGCCACCGTGCAATTCGGCGAGTGCACCGCCGGCAGCGCCACCGCCACGCACTTCTCCATCGGCGTCGCGTCTTCGGGCGCGGCTCAGATCATCGTCTCCGG